ATGAAGCACCTGAAGGTGTTGTCCTAAAACTAGATGCCGTGGCACTAACTTACAGGGAGTTATTAGACCTCTTATATCAAGCATATGCTGAGGGTCAAAGTGATGGCATGAGGCGTAATTTCCAAATTCCATCGGAGATGAATGACATCAGAGCAAGGGGTGAGCAATGACCAAAAACATCAAACCTTTCTTAAAGGCAACTACACCGGATAACGGCGACTGCATTGCCCTACTGGAGCAGTGGCTAGAGAATGCCAAGAACGGAGAACTCATCTCGGTCGGGCTGATTGGCAAACGAGTTGGAGGGGAGTGGCAGACTGCAATGAGCAGTAGTCAGAACGGCTTGGAAGATGCGGCGATGCTCATAGAACTCGGCATCCGTCGCCTTGGGTTTAAGCAGAGGTGAGCAATGAACAAACACATTGAAGAATTGGCAGTTGCTAGTGTTAAGATTGACTTAGAGAAATTCGCTAAGTTGATTGTTATGGAATGTGCTGATTGGATAAACAATCACGTAGGTATGGTAGACGATGATGCAAGAGCAGACTTACTTAAACACTTTGGAATAGAGCAATGAACCATGATCTAGCATGGCTTGAGTACTGTAAGACACACGGTATGGACAGCATGAAAAGAAACACACGTTCGATATTCATGGCAGGTGCTAAGGCTGAACGTGAGTATTGTCTAAGTATCTTAATGCGATTACATGAAAGAGCTAGTGATAGGCACAACTACTATCACTACGCAGCTAATGTTATACGTGATGAGGAAGAAGTATGAGTGGTGGGTTCTATGAATACCAACAAGGTGCTATCACTCGCATAGCAGAGGCTATCGAGGCAGTGATTAACAACAAAGATAGCTACATATTCAACGATCCTAGAACGGAGACTGAACTTAAGAAAGCTGTGGTAGGATTGCGTATTGCTTATGCCTATGCACAGAATGTAGATCTACTGCTTAGTGGTGACTTTAATGAGCAGACATTCCACAGACGGTTAAAGAAAGAACTCACAGCAGCTAGGACATACAAACATGATTACAGTACTGGACGTAGAGAATACAGTTAATGTAAGAGACGGTAAGAAACATTTAGATCCATTCGAGGTAGGTAATACACTGGTCATGGTTGGTGTTAAACACCTTGACCAAGCATGCCAAGTTTATACGTTTGATCATTCGGAAGTGTCGGAGAATGTGGATAAGTGCCGACACTTTGTACAAGAAGCACTGAATAAAACCACAGTACTTGTAGGTCACAACATATCCCATGACTTATTGTGGCTATGGGAATGTGGGTTTAAGTACACTGGCTTAGTGTTTGACACCATGCTTAGTGACTACATCCTACAACGTGGTATAACTATGCCTCTTGACCTGGGATCTGTGGCTATACGTCATGAGTCCCCTGTCCAGAAGCAAGATGTCATCAAAGATTATCTCAAGCGTGGTATCTCAGTACGAGATATCCCTCATGCAACACTCTCTGAATATTTGTGCCATGACTTAGAGGCAACTGAATGGGTCTACAAATCCATCCAGAAGCGTCTAGAATCCAATGAAGATGTAGGTCTAAGGGGTACTATCGATCTTACTAACGAAGTCACTGTGGTCCTTGCTAGGATGTATCAGGCAGGGTTTAAAGTTAACCTCGATGCACTTGAAGAAGTACGTCACCAGTTTATTACAGAGAAGAATGAGATTGAAACGTATCTACAAAACAAAGTACATGAGCTTATGGGCGACACGCCTATCAATCTCAATAGCCCAGAGCAATTGTCATGGGTGGTGTACAGCAGGAAACCTATTAGCAAAGACAGGTGGGTATCTGCTGTTACACCTTACATGACAGACACAGATTTTAAAGCAGCAGTGAAACAGAACTTCACCACACTGTACAAAACTAAGGCATTGCAGTGTAGTGATTGCTCTGGTGTAGGTTCTAGTTTCAAGGTTAAGAAAGATGGATCGGCGTTCAAGAGGGCAACAAAATGCGCTACGTGCAATGGGTCAGGCTTTATCTATCAGCAGACGAAAGATGTCGCAGGGCTTAAGTTCACAGCACCCAACCCCAAGTGGGCAAGTGCCAATGGATTTAGTACGTCCAAAGACAGTCTTGAGGTACTCGAAAGGGTAGCTGTATCAAAGAACATGCCAGAAGCTTCTGAGTTTCTGAGCAGACTTAGGAGACTGTCTGCCCTGGATAGTTACCTGAGTAACTTTGTAGATGGCATTGCAGCTTTCATTAAACCTGATGGCATGCTACATGTACGATTGAATCAGCATGTCACAGCAACTGCTAGGTTCAGTGGATCTAATCCCAACATGCAGAACATGCCAAGGGGTAATACCTTCCCAGTAAAGCGAGTGTTTGTATCTCGTTGGGAAGGTGGCAAGATTATGGAAGCTGACTTTGCACAATTAGAATTCAGGGTTGCTGCTTACTTATCACAAGATGAAATTGCAATCAAAGAAGTCAAAGAAGGATTTGATGTTCACTCGTACACAGCAAAGGTTATTACGGAGGCAGGCCAAACAACATCTAGACAGACAGCTAAAACACATACATTTGCACCCTTGTATGGAGCTACAGGATACGGAAGAACACCTGCAGAGTCGGCTTACTACACCCACTTTATGGAAAAGTATAAAGGAGTAGCTGAGTGGCACAAGCGATTAGCCAAGCAGGTACTTAACTATGGGTACATCAAGCTGCCTTCAGGTAGAGAGTTTGTGTTCCCAGGCACAAAGCGTAAGAAGGATGGTACAGTTACAAACTTCACACAGATAAAGAATTATCCAGTACAATCATTTGCAACGGCTGACATTGTTCCACTTGCGTTGGTAGAAATACACAAGCGACTTGTGCGATTTGAAAGTTGTGTGGTAAATTCTGTACATGATTCAATTGTGATTGATGTACATCCAGATGAAATAGAGTTTGTAGTACAAGTTATCGACGAAGTTCAAGCTAACCTTATCAATCTCATAAACAAGAGATGGTCGATAGACTTCAATGTGCCACTTGCATTGGAGGCAAAGATAGGGAACAATTGGCTTGAGCAAAAAGAAGTTCCACAACCTACTTTAAACTAAGGAAAATCATGAGTAATCTAGCACTTGTAAACAATGCCAACTTTGCAATGATGGCAGAAGCTATGGGCATGTCTGTGGACATGAAGGTTAAGAAGCAATCCAGTAACCTTGCTCGTCTTAAGATTAGCCACAAGGCTGTGATGGGTGAAGAAGAAGTCAAAGGCAAGATCAAGAAGGTAGAAGTCATTGATGCTGGTAGTTATGTGCTTAACTACAATGAGCAAGACATCTACATATCTGCACCAGAGATTCGTTTGTTTAACCAGCGATTCATGTACAAGCGTTTCGTCAAAGGTGCTCCAGGCGAAGCTAACTTGTATGTGAAGACCTTGATGGATAAGGACTTAAACGCAGACTTACGTGATAACACTGGTGGATTTAACTGTGGTAAACCTTCAGGCTGGATCAAAGACTACAACGCACTGCCACAAGACATTAAGAATCTCATGAAGTCTATCAAGCGTGTACGTGTATTCTTTGGTGAGATCAGTGCCATGGGTAGTGCACTCGATGCAGCAGGTAACATGGTAGATCTTCCAGACAGTATCCCATTCATCTGGGAGATTGATAACAAGGATGCCTTCAAGTCAGCAGGTGCTGTTGTAGCTCAGTTTGCTAAGCAGAATAGGTTGCTACCTCAGCATTGGGTTAAGCTTGGTACAGACGCTAATGCACTGCCTAATGGGGAGAGTTTTTATACCCCAACATTCAGCATTAACTTTAATAACATGGTTCCCCTTGAAGATAAGGATCAGGAAACATTTACTAACTTTAATGATTGGATTGAAAACTATAACAACTACATCATCAAGACTCATAACGAAGCTGCTGCTAAGAAAGAGCAGGATAGAGATGATGATCTTGTTGAAGAGTTTGTAGATGTGGATGTAGCTGCCTAATGAATCATCCTGCTGAGCTTAAGATACACCAATATCTTTCCAACATACGGAATGGTGAGAGTACGCTTTCACCTGATGTAGTTGAACAGATTGTGGAAGATATACGTGCTGCCTTAACTCGGCAGTTTGTGGATAAGTTAGACAATACATTTACATTACGTATGTCTAACGTAGGTAGACCTTATTGCCAGTTATGGTTTGATAAGAATCATCCAGAGAAAGCAATCCCACACAGCACAAACTTTGTCATGAACATGATGATAGGGGATATCATTGAGGCTGTGTTCAAGGGATTGCTTACTCAGGCAGGGGTGGCATACTCAGATGGATCTAAGGTAACTCTTGATCTAGGTGAGTACAAGATTCATGGCACACCTGATGTGATCATGGACGGTAAGGTAGATGATGTTAAGTCTGCCTCACCCTGGTCCTATGAAAACAAGTTCAAGACATTCCAGACACTGGCTGATAGTGATTCCTTTGGTTACCTATCACAACTTGCAGGGTATGCTAAAGCAATGGACATACAAGCAGGTGGCTGGTGGGTAGTCAATAAAGCTACAGGTCAGTTTAAGTATGTCGAAGCTGATGGTTTAAATGTAGATGTCTATGCGGAGAATATCAAAGCAATCGCCGCAGAACTTGAGGAGAATGTATTTCGTAGATGCTATGAGGCACTTGAAGAAACCTACTACAACAAACCGACAGGCAATAAGATCCTCGGTAAAGAATGTCAATGGTGCAGTTACAGGTACGCATGCTGGGAAGGGCTTGAAGAAAGACCGTCACTTGTCTCAAGGGCAGAAAATCCCCCCACTGTCTCGTACGTCTTTATCAAGAAGAAAGAAAATGAAAGTAAAGACAATACATGATACCCGTAAAGCATGGGCAGTAGGCAAGGCATATGGATTCCGTAGTAGCCTGGAGATTAAAGTACAAGAGCAGTTTAAACATCAGGGCATTGCAGCTAAGTATGAAGCTATTAAGATCGAGTGGGAAGATCTCATGTACAGAAAGTACACACCAGACTTCCTACTTCCCAATGGTGTTATCATAGAAACGAAAGGATTGTTTACCCCTCAAGATAGGCGTAAACATTTACTTGTTAAGAAACAGCATCCACACTTAGACATAAGATTTGTATTTGAACGTGCAGATAGAAAGCTAAGTAAGACTTCTAAAACTACGTATGGAGATTGGTGTGATAAGAATGGATTCCAATACGCAGTAAAACTTGTACCTGATTCATGGGCACAAGAAGAACCTAAGCATTATGTAATTGAAAAGCTAACAGTTTTTAAGGACAAAAAAGATGGTACCAAGTGATGCACTTACAGATGATGATGTAGCTCTCGTACTCAGACCTAACTTCACAAAGGATAAGTGGAACGGTACACTTGATCTGAATGTAGTTATCATGCCAAGGAAGAAGGCAGGTGAAGATTCTAATGAAGCGTTAGAAGATATAACAAACCTCATGGTAACCTGCTTTAGATTGCTCACTAGTGATGAGGACTTCTACAATCAAGTCTTAGATGCCACTGTAGAGATGATTGAGAATGGTGAGCACATGGATCAAGATGCCATTGATGAAGTTGAGAACTTAATCGATACATCTAACAACGTATACAAGTTGCATGCTTGGACTAAGACTAAGGGGAATGCATGATGGTAAACATGGTAGATCATCCTGCACATTACAACTATGGCAAGTACGAAACTATTGATGTCATCATTGATGTGTTAGGTAAGGAAGGTGCTATTGCCCATTGCAGAGGTAATGTGCTGAAGTACACCATGCGTATGATGCATAAGGGTAGAATGATTGAAGATGCCAAGAAAGCTAGGTGGTATCTGAATAAAGCTATTGAGCTTATGGAGGATAGTAGTGAAACAACTTAACTTATTCGATGACATCGAAGAACTGGAAGATGGTAGTGTCTTTGTTGATGTAAGCTTCAATGTGACATTTGATAAGAAAGAGATGCCACGTACGTACACAGACATACTGTACCTTGAAGATGAGATAAAAGATGCCATCATCAATGCCATGCATGACATGGGTGCAGAAGCTACAGATGACATCATCATCAACATTGAGGGACTAGAGTAATGGACTATCACGGTATTACCCTAGACATGGAAAGAGATAAGTTACTGTCTGATCAAGCAAAGCAATTGCTTCAGGATTACTACATGCTGCCTGAAGAAAGATCACCACAAGAGGCATACGCCAGAGCAGCACTTGCTTATTGTGAGTATGACAAAGCATTTGCACAACGTATCTATGACTATGCATCTAAAGGTTGGTTCATGTATGCAAGTCCAGTGCTTAGCAATGCACCACGTGTAGGTGAATACTTTAAAGCTTTACCTATCTCATGCTTCCTCACTTACATTGGGGATAATCTACCTTCACTGATTGACCACAATGCAGAGATAGCTTGGCTGTCTGTAAAAGGTGGTGGTGTAGGTGGACACTGGTCAGATGTACGTGGTGTTAGTGATAAAGCACCAGGGCCTATACCTTTCATGAAGGTTGTAGATAGCCAAATGACTGCCTATAAACAAGGCAAAACACGTAAGGGAAGCTATGCAGCGTATCTTGATATTAGTCACCCTGATGTTGTCGAGTTTATTAATTTCAAAGTGCCAACTGGTGGAGACATCAATAGAAAATGCTTCAATCTATTTAACGCAGTCAATGTCACTGACGAATTTATGGAAGCAGTAGAGAAGGATCTTGATTGGCAACTTAAAGATCCATCTACAAAAGAAGCACGTGGTACATACAAGGCACGTGACTTATGGGAACGATTGCTTGAGGCTAGGTTCCGTACTGGTAGCCCGTACATTAACTTCATTGATGCAGCTAACCGTGGTCTTAATGAGACGCAGAGGAAGCTAGGCTTGAAGGTACATGGCAGTAACCTATGTAATGAGATTCACTTAGTTACTAGCGAAGAGCGTACAGCAGTATGCTGTTTATCTAGTGTGAACTTAGAGAAGTTCGATGAATGGGTACATACGGATATGGTTCAGGATCTTATTAGATTCCTAGACAACGTACTGCAAGCATTCATTGATAATGCACCAGATGATATCTACAAAGCTAGATTCAGTGCTGAGTGTGAGAGATCTCTAGGCTTAGGTGCTATGGGATTCCATGGCTACTTACAGTTACATGGCATACCCTTTGAAGGTGTTACGGCTGAAGTAGCTAATCGTAGGATGTTTAAACACATACAACAGAATGCACAGATAGCCACACGTAAGCTGGCACAAGAAAGGGGTGAGCCTCATGATCTCAAAGGTACAGGCATTCGCAATGCACATCTTATTGCTATTGCTCCAAACGCTAACAGTAGTATTATTTGCGGTTGCTCTGCTTCCATTGAGCCTATTAAGTCTAACGCATACGTTCACAGAACTCGTGCAGGATCGCATCTTGTTAAGAACCAGTACTTACAAAAGGTTCTTTCCA